GGACTAGAAGAGCAAAAAAAGCGACGCCGCAAGACACCGGAAATTTATTTGAAGGTTGGCAAACCGATATAAAAAAATTTAAAGGGACTATTATTAATTCTGTAAAATATGCCGAACCTGTAATTTAAGGCACTAACTTACCTCCAAGCTGGCAAGGTAGATATAGAACAAGACGCGGTACTATAAAAGGTTTTCCCGAACTACAAGCAAAACAACTTATTAAACAATATGTCCCGCAACAACTTAAAAAAATTATTAGGGAGAGTTAAATGGCCGCTACCGATTTAAACACTGTAAGAGCGACTATAGAAAGTAGGTTAGCCACTGAATTAGCAAATAGTCCGGCTATCCCCGTAGTTTTTTCTAATATGCCTTTTGATTCTAAAAGTCAAGATAGTTTTGTTCAATGCGAAATAAGTTTTGGAGGTGGGTCTATTATTTCTATGGGAAATCAAACTAACGCTTCAAACTCCATAGTAGGTTTAGTTCTTTTAAATATATTTACTGAAGACGGTATAGGATCGGGAGCTAATTTTACTATTTGCAAACGTTTACGGGACCTTTACAATAGAATTACAGTTTCCGGTGTCATTTTTGATGCAGTTGTTGGGCCGGAAATACTTTCGACTCCTCCTGAGGGCAAATTTGCTACCCAACTCCGTATAACTTTCGAAACTTTTGAATCACTCTAATTATGGCTAAAATTGAAATTACCGAAGAAATGCTCGACGCAATCGAACATATAAAAGGTAGAAGAGAAGCAAACTATTGGGACCCAGAATGTAAAAAGTATTTTGAGTCGCAACAAAATCCAAAAAAAGATGCAGAAAAAGCTAAAAAAGGATAATATAAATATAAATATTATTTTTTAAATCATGGCTACCGCTATTAGAGGAGATGTAGGCAAGATTATGTTCCATAACGCAGCCGGTACTGAAGCTGATGTAGCGGGAACAAGATCATGGTCTTTAACTATTAATAAAGATACTTTAGAAACTACAGCTCAAGGCGATACAGCTAAAAGTTTTGTCGGTGGATTAATATCTGGTGAAGGTTCTGTAGAACTTCTTTATGATACAGCCGGTAATAGTGATTATCAAAATTTTATTGATGATGTTTTGACTACCGGTGACGCTGCCGATGCTTTATTTGAATTATTTCCAGATTCTGGAACTGCGGCTAAAAAAATAAGTTTTTCCGGTATTATTAATAATGCAGAATTTGGAGCTACTTTAGGCGAAACTCAAATAGTGACTGTTTCCTTTATTACTTCAGGTGCCATAACTTCAGCTATATAGTATATTAGGGTAATTCTAAAAATATTTTATGACTAAAAGAGGTATAGACGTGCTGACGGAAGCTTACGGCGATGTAATGTCCCAAAGACGTAAGTATGAACTAGAAACTCCAAACGGAAGTAAAATAGAATTATATTTTCCACCTTTAACTAGATACGATAGGCAAAAAGCTCAAAAAGCAGCAAATTCTGATGATGCTTTAGTCGTATCAACGCAATTACTTTGCCAAATGGCCGAAAAAGAGGATGGAAGTAAATTTTTTTCTATGGCTGATGTTCCAGATTTACAAAGATTGTTGCCGGAAAAAGTTTTAAACGACGTCGAGTTATTTTTATTTGAAGTTAAATTAGATTTAGATTTAGCAAAAAAAATCTAAGGAGGAATAACTGGTTAAATTTTGAGTTTTTCCTCGCAAACGAATTAGGCAAAACAATCGAAGAAATTCGTAAAAGTATGACCGAAGAGGAGTTTATATATTGGGCCGCATATTTTGAAAACAAATACGAAAAAGAAAAACTTTTACTGCAAAGAGCAAAAAACCGGTAATATATAATTAATAACTTTTTTTTTAGTGGCCGAGAGTGTTGTTACCCTTAGAGTCGATACGAGTCAGGCGACTAGAGCGTTAAGGGGTGTACAAAATGAGAGTAATACACTAACTAGAGCCGTAGGTGGTTTAAAAACTGCTATTGCGGGAGTAGGAATAACCGTTTTAGCGAAACAAGCTGTACTTACTTCAGCAAATTTTCAAAAGTTGAATGTTAGATTAGGTTTATTAACAAAAGCCTCGGGAACTTTTGCGAGATCGCAAGAATTAGCAACACAAGCGCAAAAAGCTTTTGGTTTAAGTGCTACCGAAGCTTTAGAAGGTATAACAGATATAACGGCTAGATTACAACCTTTAGGAGTAGGAGTAGAGGATATTAAAACAACTTTTTTTGGTTTTAATACTGCTGCAAAATTAGCGGGTGCTTCGGCTATAGAATCATCAAATGCATTTAGGCAATTAGCTCAAGCTTTAGGTTCAGGTCGTTTACAAGGAGATGAATTTAGAAGTATATCGGAACAAATTCCAACTATTTTAAAACCAGTTGCAGATGAGCTTGGAACGACCGTAGGTGAATTAAAAAAATTTAGTAGTGAAGGGAAAATAACAAGTGCCGTTGTTATAAGAGCATTGAAAAAAATAGAAAATAAAGGGGGAAAATCTTTAGCGGAGTTGTTAAAAAATGATCCAACGCAAGTATTTAAGAATCTTTCTAATGAAGCCGAAAATTTATCGAGAGCATTTGGCGATGCTTTAGCACCCGCAGTTTTGCCTGTAATTAGAGCATTTACTGAAATTACAAAAAAAATAACTGAATTTATAAATTCTGGGGCCGGAAAAGTTTCACTTATTTTTACGGGGATAGCTGTCGCTATTAAAGGGATAACAGTTATTACACCTTTGCTTATTTGGCATCTACTGGATTAAAAGGACTAGCCGCTTCTTCCTTTTTAGCCGCCGGCGGTATAACTAAAGCAGCTATTGCTCTAAATATTTTTAAAGTTGCTCTTATAAAAACTGGTATAGGTGCTGCAATAGTTGTTTTAGGAACTTTAGCGGCAAAATTTATTGATAATAAAAATTCTGCTAAAGAAGCAGCCGAGGCTGCAAAAGCTTTTGATAATAATTTAAAAGGTATTGTCGACACCGCCGATAATACTGAAAAAGCATTAAATAATATAGCTATAGCTAATAAAGAATTTGAGCTTTCTAATTTAGGTACTAATCGTAACGATGCTGGTAGAAGAAAAGCTTTAGAACGTGAGTTAGAAATTCTTAAAGAAAGAGCAATAATTTTAAAAGGTGAAAAAGAAAGAGAAGCGCAACTTTCTTTAAATAAAGCTTTTAACGATCAAAATATAAGTATTTTAAAAAATATTACATCTTTAAGAGCGAAATTAGAAGGTAAGGAAGAGGAATTATCACAAGAAGAAAAAATTGCTGCTTTGAAAGAAAAGTTTGGAGAACAAGATGCGCAACAAATAATAAATTTACTAAAAATAGAAGAAGGTTTAAAGAAACAAGTTGAACAAATGACAGAAATAGAAAAAGAAGCCGAAAGAATAAAAGGGATATTTACGGAAATAGGAAACGATATTGCTACTGGCGTCTCCGATGCGTTAGTAGACGCGATAAATGGAACCAAAACTCTTGGTGAGGCCGCAAGCGGAATTTTAAGAGATATTGGAAATCAATTATTACGTTTAGGTATTAATACAATTTTGAAACAGTTCGGGGGGCCTTTTAGTAATTTAGTAGGTTTTGCAAACGGTGGTAGACCACCCGTAAATAGACCTTCTATCGTTGGTGAAAAAGGTCCTGAAATTTTTGTACCATCTTCAGCCGGAAAAATTATTCCTAACGATCAAATAGGAGGCGGAGGAATAGTTAATAATATCAATATTGCCGTTGATGCCTCCGGAAGTAATGTAGAAGGAGATGAAAATCAAGCTGCACAATTAGGTAAAGCTATTTCTCAAGCTATACAAGCCGAGTTAGTGCAACAAAAAAGACAAGGAGGGTTACTTTATACCTAATGGCTAATTTACCAAACACCGCTGCTGGTTCTGCATTTGTTCCTACCTATGGGACAACAAAAAAAAACGCACCAAACACAAAAATTGTTAAATTTGGAGATGGGTATGAACACAGAATTTCGTATGGACTAAACCAAAATGCAAAAATTTTTAATTTAACATTTGAAGTAACTGAAGCGGATGCTAATACTTTGACAGATTTTTTTGATGATAGGGCCGTAGATGGAGCAAATTTTGCTTATCAAATACCGACTGAAAGTTCAATGAATTTTGTTGT